GCAGCTTGTGTGTCAGCTGCCTGAGCAACAGATTCTGATAAATACAAAGGATAAAAATATCCACTATGGTCAACTTCTTCACTATAGACTTGATAAATAGTTGAATCATCTACGCCAACTGTATTCCAATTAGCATCGCCGCTATCTGCTGGTGCCCCAAGTTCGACTCTAGCATAATTAGTTGTTACAAAATCATTACCTTGAGCAACGCCAGAAGGAATTTCTGAAATTGTTTCTCCAGTGTCGGAATCAATTGGTACGTCTGAAGTAAGAGCTATTGCAATATTTTCTGGTCTATCAAAAGCCGTATTTCTGAATAAATGACTAAGAAGACCAGATTCTAAATAATCTGATAAAGCGGCCATATTTGCCTCCTAGAGTGAGTCCTGAATGTATACATCTATTGTATTATACACAAAAAAAGCCGCCCCCAACTAATGAGAGCGGCTTAATTTGTTTACATCACTAGAAACTAGAATGAGCCAAGAATGACTCTTCTGTTATCTAGAACGCCAAAGCCAAGCTCTGCAAAGCCATAGTAACCAGCACGTTGCTGACGATGGAGAGTTGGGTCTTCAAAGACCTGAAGCTGCTCCTTAACTGGCATAACAAAGCTGTCATTAGCTGACTGATCAAGACCAACGACAAGTTCTAAGTCGCTAGCTTCTACAGCACCTGAAAGCTCATTGGTGAAGAAGTCCTGATATTCCTGACCTTCGCCAAGTTCATCAAGATCATGAAGGTTAACACCAAAGATACGTGTAATAGGAGCACCATCTTCTGCGGCGTTATAAATTTCACGACGAGTTACTTCGTCAACCTGATCAAGACCCCAGTTACGGATGTCTTCAAGAGCTTCTGGTGAAACGTACATATCAGTTAGACGGCCACGACCAACTGAAGCACTGTTACCACCTGAATTACGACGCATAACAGTCTGCATAAGTGAAACGAGTCTCTTGCTGAAAAGACCAGCAGTAGCATCGCCATCATATACAAGAATGTTACGATCAACGCCAGCAGCAAGAAGTGTGTGCCAGCCATCGTCATTCATCTTCTTTACAAAGCCAGCTTCCATAACCTGCATAGCACGACCAACAATATCCCATCTAGCTTCACGGGCATAGCGAAGTAGATAGTCTACTGATGAAGCAATGCTATAGGTTGGAATCATTACGAAGTCACCTTCGACTGAACGCTCTGGAACTCTACCATGACCAGGATTGGTATAAGCAACGTGCTCACCTTCAAGGCCAGGAGAAATGAGATCAAGAGGATATTCAGTTGTGGCACCGGGCTCAACATTAATGGTTTCAAAAATGTTACCAAGAATGTTGCCAACTAGAACGCCCTTGCGAAGAGGAAGTTCTAGAGCTTTTGCAAACTCACGCTGTGCAGCCTGAGCTACATTGATGTCGGAATCCCCTGACTTACGTAGGAGAGCGACAAATTCGTCACTTGGTCTAGTATTAATTGGCATAGTTTTATTCTCCTTTTATTTAGTTAATTAGTTCAGGGGAGGTTCACTTCTACTTTAGCATAACCATCTTCGTCCTTTGAAGAAAGGAACCGACCAACCTGTAGAACGCCTGAGCTACCAGGAGAGTCTTTACGAAGATTGCCAGCATTTACATGGCAAGCATAAGCTGGATCACCAGCAGATGGTGTACCTGTAATGTTACTAGTTACGACATACCCCTTACGGAGAACTGTAACCTTGCCGCCCTTCTGTACCTCATCCTTATGCTGATTAAGATGAGTACGAGTAAGATCCTTGTTTACAACATCATTTAGAAGCAGACCAACTGGCACGGTTGCTGAAGTGGCAAGCTGGTACTTAACAAGGTTCACGCCTTGGTCCATAGCTGCACCAGAACCAGCAGTTGAATCATGTGTTACAACGCCGCCACGGGTAGCAGTACCATCATTGTAAAAGAAACTGATATCAGTCTGAAGTTCATATCTATCTGATTTTAGAGCCATAATTATATCTCCTTTTTATCACTTATGTAGTACGTTGTTTTCTAGCCATTCGGCTACACTAGCTCTTGTAGCTTCTAGCTCGTCAGTATCGTCAGAAGCGTCAACAAGAGTTGCTTCTGTTGACTTAACGCCATCAAAAAGTTCTTCTGACACTTCTTCTTCAGCCTTTGAATCTTCAACTGCATCAGAAGCATCTACCTCTGCTTTTACTTCTTCTTCCTTTTTCATATCCTTCTTAGCCTTCATCTTCTTGTTGTACATAGCAACAATAGTGTTGAAAGCTTCGTCTTCTAGCACATCATAAAGAGCGACGGATTCTTCTGCTTCGTCAGCATCAAACCCAGCTTCTACAAGACTAGCCTTACGTTTTTCATCTCGCTGCATCTTCTTCATCTTTTTCATTTCTTCTTCCTTCTTCTCCATCTTACCGTGCATGTCGGCAATGGAGTCTTCTAAGGACTTGACAGCTTCTTCTGTAGCTGCAAGTTTTTCCTGAAGTGCAGAAATTTCATCAGCCTTAGCTGTTAAATCACCTTCAAGTGAGGCAATTGTATCAGCATACTCTTTGTCTTTAGCGGCTTCGATTTGGGCACGAATAGCCTTATTTTCTTCTTTGGCAGATGCTAGCTCAGTTTGAACTTCTGCAAGCTGCCTCTCTAAAACATTAGTATCAGCCATATTTACTTCTCCTTGTGAAACCTGAGTAAAATTAGAATCGTTTGTTGAGAAAGCCTTGCTAGCATCAAGAATGACACTTCGTGGATTTGCTGGTTTAGATACTAGACCTTTACCAGAAAAAGAAATGTCCCTTAATGATCTACCAATTTTGTAGCCTTCGTACTCTCCCGTACCACCGTAAGCACGTAAATGTTTTGTTAAAAATGATGATTTTTCATCTCTAGCAACAACTTTAGCTTGTCCATCCTCACCTAGAATAGAATAATCAAATCCAGCAAATAAACATTCCATAGAAACGAACCATTTGCCCTCTTCTATTTCTGCTATAATTTGCTGCATTCTTTCTCTATTCTCAGTATTAGTCCAACTATTATACAAAACAGCTTCTGTAATAATATCAAATTCTTTTGGTGTGTCTTCTGTATTTTCTGCTATAGCATTGCCATCTCTATCTACAACGTAAGACCCAGTAATATGACCAATGATATCATTTTCATTGTGCATAAAGTTAAATTGTTTGTCTTCTGGAGTAGACCTTGCAGCCCAAGTGGCTTCTGGTGAAAAAACGTCATCGTTTTTATTCCAACCAGTAGAAACTAAAACAGATTTAAGATAATATAAGTCAACCTGTTTTGGGTTGGCACTGCTAGCTTTAATCTTGTCTAAAAATTCTCTAGAACAAGATGAATGTGGCACAGTTGAAATTGTAGCTGGAACGCAATACGCAACAGATGTATCTGTTCGTACAACTTCAGCGATGCCATCAGTTATTTCATTTTGGTATATTTTCATAGTGTTCCTCTCAAAAGCATTATACACAAAATTATTTTGAACACGCAATTAAGCTAGTTTATGCTCAATATATCGCCCTATAATCATTCTGTGATAATCATCAATTGTAGAATTATCGAGAGTTATATTAGATTCATTAATACAGATAGCAAATGACTTAGGAATTTTCTTGTTCTGTTTAAGTATAGCAATTACTTTATCTTGCGTGACATTCTGCATTTCCACTAAATTTGTAAATACATCTAGCTTGATAGTCTCAAGTTCTTTAAATTCAGCCTTAGTTAATTGTCTTAAATTTTTCTTCTCTAATGAAGACATATATGCTTTGCTAATAATAGCAGAGGCATCATCCCAAGCTTTATAAGCCCAACTTAATAATTCGGCTACTCCTGGCTTTGACCTTGGTTGTTCTACTCTTTGTTTACGTGGACCTTCGTCCTGTTTCAATGGTGGACGACCATTGTCATTTTGCTGTTGTTTTTGTTGCTTATCTCTAAGCTTCATATTGATATCGCCTTGTTTCTGAATCTTCTCAAGATCATTTTTGTGATTAGCATTATGAAAAGGACCGGCTTTATCTGGATAAACATCATTATTACGATCTTTAAGCTCTCTTTTAAGTCTAATCTTTTCAATTTCTGGAATTTCCTTGAATCTCTGAATAAGAGTTTCGTGACTAATAATATCTCTATCAGCAAGTTGAATAAGTAAATTCTTTTCAGCGGCTTCATCGGATAGAGTCATTTGATCAAATTGCACATGAGCCTTATATCTAAAGCCCATAGCTTTACGTACAATTTCAAGCTCTTTTTCCCAGAAACGAATAAGCTGATCTCTACCGTATTGCAGTCTTTCTACAAGTGTTTTTAGTGAGATAAAGTTATTCGTAAAGCCACCACCGTTAGTAGCCATACCAGTTAAAGTTGGAGGAACACCAAGACCAGCATAAATACTGTTTAAAACAGATGTATACTTTTCAGATCCTAAGAACTTATAAACTTCGCTACTCGACTCTTGGAATGATAGCTCTGGACCCCACACAAGCTCCATAGTGCCACCGCCAACATTACTAGCTAAAATATCACGTAATTTATTAATAGCAGCTTTATTTGGTAAAATCTTATGGTCTAGATTACCAAGAGTCCACAGTCTAATGTTTGAAATAGCACCATCTAATGCAGACATATCTGCAAGTCTCATTTTTTCAAGCATTACTATATCATCAAGAATAGCATAAATCATTGGATTAGCCCATTGCTTCCAATCGTCTTTCTTGTAGTAAAAGACTCCTAGCCTTTCTGGCTCTAATGGAATATCTTTCTGACCATTCATTAAAGATTTTTTAATTACTGGCGGTAGAGTTTCCAGAACATGGCTAGGAATATCACCGCTTGTAAACTTATCAAAAAATGAATTTGTAGTAATTGTATAGTTGTTCAAGCCCATGAATAATGATAAATTTCCATCTTTCATTTTTACAGTAAGTGGATTGAAGAAATTGTATCTCCAAGGTATCTGGTTCTGAGCAACTTCTGGTAACTCAACCTTAATATCATTAGCCAATGACTTCATGTACTGCTTTAGCTGTGGAGTGATATCAGCATAGCTACGATAAACAATTACATTGCCACACTTATAAAGATTGTTAAGAAATCTCTCTGACCTTTCCTTGCCGTTGATACTCTTGAACCATTGCTGATAAAATCTTTCTACGCTCTTGTTCTGATGTACAATCTGTATACCTTGGCTTCCAAAATCGCCCATCAAATCAATTATATTACGGATGATACCAACTTTATCATACGCATCCA